TTAGATGCGTGACTTCAATGTATATAACAGCTCCAGCGCCTGGCGGGGTGTCAGATCATCCGGCTTGATCTTCGCCAATTCGTCCAGCACCGGGTGAGGCAGGCTGGCGAAGAGGTCACTCTGCATGGGGGCACCCGGTTGGCCGGGGCTCTGGCGTGGGGTTTCATGGGGCAGGCTGGTAGTTTCCAGTCGCGCCAGATGTTCGCGAGCACGCTGGATCACATCGCCAGGCACTCCCGCCAGTTGCGCCACCGCCAAGCCGTAGCTTTGGCTCGCCGGACCGGGCAGCACGTGGTGCAAGAAGACGATGCGCTCGTTGTGCTCGGTGGCGTTCAGGTGGACGTTGGCCACTACCGACTCGCTTTCCGGCAGTACGGTCAGTTCGAAGTAGTGGGTGGCAAACAGCGTGAAGGCGCGCAGGCGGGCCAGGTGTTCAGCCGCCGCCCAGGCCAATGACAGGCCGTCGAAGGTGCTGGTGCCGCGGCCCACTTCGTCCATCAGCACCAGGCTGCTGGCGCTGGCGTTGTGCAGGATGTTAGCGGTCTCGCTCATCTCGACCATGAAGGTGGATCGGCCGCCAGCCAAGTCGTCGCTGGAACCGATCCGGGTGAAGATACGGTCCACCAGCGATAGCTCGCAGCTGGCCGCCGGCACGAAGCAGCCGATATGGGCTAGCAGGACGATCAGGGCCGTCTGGCGCATGTAGGTTGACTTACCGCCCATGTTCGGGCCGGTGATGATCAGCATGCGGGTGGCATCGTCCAAGTCCAGGTCGTTGGCTACGAAGGGCGTATCCAGCACCTGTTCCACTACCGGGTGGCGGCCCTCGCTGATGCGCATGCAGGGTTCGTCGACGAAGCGTGGTCGGTTCAGGTTGAGGTTCAGTGCGCGCTCGGAGAAGTTGCTCAGCACGTCCAGCTCGGCGAGGGCTCCGGCCGTATCCTGCAGCGGGGCCAACTGCTCGATCAGCAGTTCGAGCAGTTCATCGTAGAGCATCTTTTCCCGTGCCAGGGCCCGGCTCTTGGCTGACAGTGCCTTGTCTTCGAAGGCCTTCAGCTCCGGGGTGATGAAGCGCTCGGCTCCCTTCAGCGTCTGGCGGCGGATATAGTCCGCCGGGGCCTGCTCGGCCTGCACGCGTGGCAACTCGATGTAGTAGCCGTGGATGCGGTTGTAGCCGACCTTCAGGTTGGGCAGGCCGGTGCGGGCCTTTTCCCGAGCTTCCAGGTCCATCAGGTATTGGCCGGCGTTTTCGCTCAGTGCCTGCAGTTCGTCCAGCTCGGCGTCGTAGCCGGTCTTGATCACGCCACCGTCGCGAATGACCGCCGGCGGATTGTCGATGATGGCGCGGGCCAGCAGGTCGGCCAGTTCGGGATAGGTACGGATGCTCCCGGCCAGGTCCTGCAAGTGTGGCGCTTCCAGTTCGGTCATGGCGCCTTGCAGTTGCGGCAGGGCGGCCAGGGCATCGCGCATGCGCGCGAGGTCACGGGGACGCGCATTGCGCAGGCCGATGCGAGCGAGGATGCGCTCGACGTCGCCAATTTCCTTCAGCTGCGGTTGCAGGTTTTCGAAGCGATAGCGATCCAGCAGGCAGTCGATGGCATCCTGACGGGCCTCCAGCACGCCGCGGTCGCGCAACGGGCGGTTCAGCCAGCGGCTCAGGAGGCGGCTGCCCATTGCGGTCTGGCAACGGTCGATCACCGACTGCAGGGTATTGTCGCGGCCACCGGAAAGGTTGACGTCCAACTCCAGGTTGCGGCGGCTGGCAGCATCGAGGATCACGGTATCGTCGATGCGCTCATGGCGAAGGCTGCGCAAGTGGGGCAGGGCGGTGCGCTGGGTTTCTTTGGCATAGGCCAGCAGGCAGCCGGCGGAGCCGATGGCCAGGGTCAGGGTTTCGCAGCCGAAGCCTTTGAGGTCCTGAACGCCGAACTGCTGGCAGAGGCTCTTTTTCGCTGAGTCGCGGTCGAAATCCCAAGGCGCGCGACGGCGGACCCCCCGACGTTTTTCGGCCGGGAGCCCTTGGGGCCAATCGTCCGGGATCAGCAGTTCGGCGGGATTGAGGCGTTCCAGTTCTGCCAGGAGGTTCTCCCAGCCCTTGATTTCCTGAACGCTGAAACGGCCGCTGGTGATATCCAGCACCGCCACGCCGAACAGGCGTTCATCGCCCACTACGGCAGTCAGCAGGTTGTCGCGGCGTTCGTCCAGCAGCGCTTCGTCGCTGATGGTGCCAGGGGTGATGATGCGGACAACCTGGCGCTCCACCGGTCCTTTGCTGGTGGCCGGATCGCCGATCTGCTCGCAGATCACCACGGATTCGCCAAGCTTGACCAGCTTGGCCAGATAGCCCTCCACCGAGTGGAAAGGGATGCCCGCCATGGGGATGGACTTGCCGGCCGATTGGCCGCGCGCAGTCAGGGTGATGTCGAGAAGCTTGGCAGCCTTCTTGGCGTCCTCGTAGAAGATCTCGTAGAAGTCGCCCATGCGATAGAACATCAGCTGGTTCGGGTGCTGGTTTTTCAGCTTCCAGTACTGCTGCATCATCGGGGTGTGTTCGGAAAAATCCTGAATATCCTTTGCCATCAGCTACTTAGCGCTATGTCCGAATTTTTGTGGGGCAGAATTGGGGCTTTTCGCTTCTGGTTTTGGATGCCGCGCCAGATGTGTTGAAGCTCGTTTGGCGACTCGTCGTCCATCCATTTTGCGTAGACGTCCACCAGCATGGTGAAGTCCTTGTGGCCCATCTGCTTCGAAATGAACGCAAGGTTACCACGCGCCGTCAGGCACCAGCAGGCGTAGGTGTGGCGGGTCTGATACGGCCGGCGCGGGCGGATCTCGGCGCGCTTCTGGATGGCCGCCCACTTGGTGTTCCAGGCAGTCGGCACGAACCATGGGTTCACCTTCTTCTTGCGGGCCAGCGTGCCCGGGGTGAGTAACGGGGTGATCGTGTCCGTGCGAGTCTCATGGCGGGTCAGATGCACCGTCACGTCCAGCCGTTTTCGTTCGGTAGCCAGTTGCACCAGGGTTCGGCACGCCTCAACTGCCGGAGGGAAAAGCATCACCGTCCTCGGCTTGCCGGTCTTCGGCAGCTTGAACGTTCCGCGGCTGGTGATGGCGCGTTGCACTTGGAGCGTGCCTGCCTCCAGGTCGATGTCCTCGCAGGCCAGCGCGCAGAGTTCGCCTGGGCGTAGGCCGGTGTAAACCGCGAGGGTGATCGCGGCGCTGTCCACCTGGTGCAGGCAGCCTTTGGCGATGAGTGCGTCAAACTCTTCCTGGGTCAGAGGATCCGGCTCACGGTCGCTCATCTCGAATCGGCTGCACGCAGCAGCCAGGCCCGCTCGGCTGTAGCCGTTGCTCTCGCACCAGGCCAGGAAGCCGGCGAAGGCGGCGAGATAGTGGTTCACGGTCGACGTAGCCCGCTCCTCGATCAGGTCGACGCGGAGCTTCTGGATATCCTCGGGCAACAGAACGCTGGCCAGTCGCTCCGGCCCCAGTAGCTCCAGGCAGACATTCAGTGCTGTGGCGTAGCGGCTTTCGGTGTCCGGGGTAATGTCCACCGCTTTCAGCGCCTGGTAGCGCTCGGCCAGGGACTTCAGCCGTTCGTTCCGGGCGCTGCTGAAGTTCGCGGCGTGCTTCGACTCGGGGAAGTGCCGGGCATAGTCGAAAGTGCCCATCTTGATGTCGTGCAGCACGGCCGCGCGCAGTTGGGCGGCGTGTCGGATGTTTGCTTTGGTGACCGGCAGGCCCAGAGTCTCCCGGCAGCGCATGCGGCGCCACATGAAGGTGATGCGCAGGCTGTTGCCGTGGATCTCGACGCCCTTGTGCTTGGCGAGTTCCGTCTGTAGTGAATTACTCAATTGGATTTATCCCTCATCGCTGAATCCAGTAGGTCCAGCAGGTGGTCTTCCATGTTCTCGATTTCTGTCTTCAAGACCGAGCACAGGATTGGGTGCCGGGGATCATTGGAAGGTAAGAGCTGAATGGCATGTGCCAATGATTCCAGTCTGGCGGTGTGCTGCTTTAACTGCTGTTGGATATGGGGTACGTGCGGCATGTGCGGTCCTTTTTTTCACTGCTACCTATTCAGTGATAACGGCCGGTGCACCGTTCTAAAGGGGCGCCGCGACCGTTCGTCGGATTAACAGCCTGCACTCTTTTTGAAATATGCAACCCCTGGAGCGGGCACTGCTGGAGGGGTTGCATTCTTGGGGCTCGTGATACGGTGTCAGGCCGCCGCATCTTGCGGTGCGCTGTCCACCCACTTGTCGACTTCTTCAAGGTTGATGAACACGCGGTTATCTCGCGCCTTCTTCCAGATCCGGCCCTGTGCCCAGGTACCGTTCTTCACCTTGTGCCGGATGGCGTCTTCGCTGTAGCCGGTCAGCTCGGCGGCGCGCTTGATCAGGACCCAACGGGGTGTGCTCATGGTCGGAAGCTCCTATTCATGCGGCCTGAGAGGTTGCCGGCCAGGCGCCGACAGCCTCGAAGACGCGGGCGGCCTGGGACTCTTCCAGGGAAACGGTGTCCGGGATCGCGATCCAGGCCATGCCCTGCAGGTGTTGCGGGTTGCAGCCATCTTTCAGCTTGACGCTGTAGGTCTCGATGACCTGCTCGAGGTCCTTGGCGAGGTAGGTGCCCTGGGGCGCCACCTCGATGGACTTCATGTAGCGCGTGCCGGCCTGGTCACGGCAGAGCGCGGCCAGGTAGATGCACCACTGGTGTGGGATGTCGCACACCGCGTCGACGATGGCGCGGCGGGCCATCGAGGTGATCAGGGCTGCGTTCTTCCAGTTGATCAGCGTTTGGACTTCGCTGGCCTCTGCATCGACTACCGCCACATGGTTGCTGCGGAGCATGGCCTTGATGTAGGCGTGAACCCGGGCGCGGTGGTTGTAGGGTTTGCGCTTGCTCATGCCGCCTCCTCGCACTGCTGCTGGTCCACTAGGTTCGCGCGCACCAGGGCGGCGGCCACGGGCGGGCAGACGCTGTTGCCGCACATGCGGACCTGGGCGGCCTTGCTCAGCTCGGGCTTGGTGGCAGTGCGGTTGTGGATGTAGTTGGCCGGGAAGCCCTGGGCCGCGTAGAGCTCGTGGGGTTCCAGCATGCGCATGCCGATGTCCACGATCTGGTAGGGCTCGCCTTTGACCATGACCAGGCCCATTCGATGCTTGGTTGTGACGGTGTGCAGGGGCTCTTCGAGCTGCTGGCCCACGGCGGTGTCGTAGTACTTGAGCAGGAAGGCGCGCACCTCGGCATGGTGGTTGCCTTGGGCGCTTACGGTATGCAGCGGTTCCTCGAGGGGCTGCCCGTGGCGACTTGTCCCGCGCAGCTTCACCAGACTGCTGGCGACCAGGGCGGCCTTGCCGCTGCCGCCGGCCGTCACGGTGGCCAGTGGGGCATCGGCACTGTGGCCAATGCTGCCGCTGAAGTCGCGTTGGATGTGGGCGGTTACCAGGGCGTGGTGGTCCTGCGTGGTGATGGTGTGCATCGGCTCGGCCAGCTCGGCACCCGGGCCGGTGTAGTTGCCGCCGAAGTGCTTGGCGAGGAAGGCGGCCACCAGGCCGTGTTTGCCGCCGCCGGCCATAACGGTGCCCAGCGGCTTGTCCAGGCCAGGCGCGCGGGGAGCCTGCCCTTCGCGTTCGCCATAGCCGAGCTGAACCAGCGTGGGCAATACCAGCGCGAAGTGTCCGCCCTTCACCTCGGCGCAGACGGTGCGCAGCGGGGCGTCGGCCGGCATGTTGCGCTGGGTAGTGCCGTTGGCGTGCTCGGTGATGAATGGGGCCAGTGTCGGTACCACCAAGCCGGTGCCCAGTTTGCCGGTGATGGTCTGCAGCGGTTCCTCGAGCGATTGCCCGCGGAAATAGTCGTAGCCGTGGTTCACCTTCACCAGGAAGGGCTGCTCGGCGTCCAGCACGAAGCGCTGGATTCCCCGGGCAATGCGGCGCATGGTGGCCTCGGCCAGCGGCCGGCGCACTCCCGCAGCCTTGCCCTCCTCTCGCGTGAGGAAGATGGACGGGCAGGGGATGGACCAGTCAATGATGTCAGCGGCCAGGAGCTGGGACCGGGCGTGCTTGGCTTTGACCGCCGGGCTGTCGGCCGGCGCGTGAGTGGGCTCCGGCCAAACGATGGGCCTGCCGTCGCAGCGAGCGATCAGAAACAGTCGCTTACGGATGGTTGCCGCCCCGTAGGCATTGCCCCGCAGCTCGCGCCACTCCACCTGGTAGCCATGGCGGCGCAGGGCGTTGACGAAGCTGTTGAAGGTGCGGCCCTTGTTCTTCGGGCAGGGGCGACCATCGGCCAGCGGGCCCCAGGTGATGAACTCCTCGACGTTCTCCAGCATGATCACGCGCGGCTTCACCGTTGCGGCATAGCGGATGGCCACCCAGGCTAGGCCTCGGATCTCCTTCTTCACCGGCTTGCCGCCCTTGGCCTTGCTGAAGTGCTTGCAGTCCGGGCTGAACCACGCCAGTTCCACGGGCTTGCCGCCGGTGATCGTGCGCGGGTCGACCTCCCACACCGACTCGCAATAGTGTTTGGTGTGGGGGTGGTTGATCTCGTGCATGGCGATGGCTTCGGGATCGTGGTTGATGGCGATGTCCACCGGGCGGCCCAGGGCCATCTCGATCCCGGTGGAGGCGCCGCCGCCCCCAGCGAAGTTGTCGATCACCAGGCCGCCGAAGTTGAAGCTGGACTGGGGATGGATGCGGTATAGGTTGTTCATGCATCCCTCCCGTGGACGGAAGGGTTGCGAACGGGCAAGCTGCCGGACTTGGATTTGACGTAGGCGGCTCGATGATTCCGAAGGAATGGCGCGATTATAAATGGGAGTTTCGACCCATTGTTGTCGCGGTTTGGCTTGTAGTTTCCCCTGCAGTGGCTCTTCCCCTGCTGTGGTTTTACTCCATCCCCTGGGATTGGCTGGACTCTCTGGTTTGGGACAAAGAGACTGCGCCTGCCTGGGTACAAGCCGTTGGGTCGATTTTGGCTGTTGGCGTAGCAATCTGGGTTTCTTGGTATCAGGGGAAACAGATGCTTCGGCTGGAGGTTCGCCGCGAGACTGAGATGATCAAAAAGGTTCTCGGGGTAGCTAAGTACTGCGGTAGGGTAGCCTTTGCGTGCATCGACTGCCTGCAGGAGCGAGAGCGAGTTGCTTCGGAGCTCGCCTTCCTTGATAGCGGATTGACTGACTGTGAATATCTTCTTCGGCAGGTCGAGTTCGATGTTGTTCCTGGCGTGGAAGCTTCTCTCGCGTGGCTCGAGCTTCGTCATGTAGTTCGGGATGTTCATCTCTCCCTGAAAGCGACGATTGAGGATTGCGCATACCAAGCCATTCACCTTGCCGAGTATTCCAGTCGCATCGCCCAAGCAATTGATAGGCTTGAGGCCAGTGCGAAAGCCTTTCCACTCAAGCAGAGTGCCTGAAGTCATCTTTTGATTGATCATGCCTGCGCCCTCCCGCGATGAGTCGTCGCCATCAGCTGCAGCAACCGGTGCTGGTAGTGAATCGCTGCATGCCCGGGCTGCCACGGATCGATGATGCCGGCGAAGGGCTCGATGCCCTCCAGGCAGGGCCAAGGCTCCGGGTGGTGGGGCATCAGGTCGCGCTTTTCGGTGGCCAGGGCAACCAGGTCAGCGCGCTTCACGCACTCCGGCAGGATCGGGTCGAGGTTGAAGCGCTCACAGATGGCCAGCCAGACGTTCCGCTCCACCTCGTCATAGAGGCAGGTCACGTCGTGGCTGTGGGCGTGGTCGCGCATGCCTTCTTTCAGCGGGCGAACCATGTCGCCCACATAGGCTTCGGTGGCGTCGTGGAGTAGTGCGGCGAGCTGGTGTTCAGCCGGCACTAGGTCGGACACCAGGTAGCAGTGCTGGGCGACGCTGTAGAACCGGGCGGTGTGGCCGTTGAAGCGGCACTGCATGCTCAGGCTGTGGGTAATGTCGGTTGGGTCCACCATGTCAGCGGTGGGGCGGGCCAGGTCGAACTTGCGTCCGCTGCGGGTGACGATCCAGGTCATGCTGCGGCCTCCATGTTGATGTGTTCTGCCGGGTGGGCTTGTGCCTCCAGGGCGGACTTCAACCGGTCGTGCATGTTGCGGATGCTGACTGCCTGGCGGGCCGACTCGGCCTGCTTATCCAGCGCTTGTAGGCCGGCAAAGGTGTCGCGGGCCAATTCCAGGCTTCTCACGGCGGCGGCCAGCGTGGCCAGGTCTTGGTCGTTGAATGGATTGGAGCGACGCGCGTATTCAGCGATGCGTTGGTCTGCGTCTTGGATGAGCTGGTCGCGCTCGAGGCGGTGGCCGGTCTTGTCCGCTTCGCGCTTGCGGGCCAGTTCGACGAGGTCGATGTTGAGCAGGTGGATGCGTTCGGCGTTGGCTTCGCGGGCGATCTTGTGGCCTTCGTCGTAGCCATTGGCCCGGGCGGTGGCAGCCATGCGAGTGGCGATCAGGGGCCAGGCGAATAGGGTGATGACCAGTGCGGCGGCCAACAGTTGGATGATGGTTGCTTCTTGCATGTGCTGTGTCCTCGTAGGTGCCCGCCGCCGGGAATAGCTGTCAGAGTCCGGCAGCGGGGCTTGAGCGGTGGCTTACTTGCCGAGGTTGAAGGTGCCGATGGTCAGCGGTACCAGGCCGCCTACCTGTTGCTCGAGCACGTCCTTGAACTCCTTGGCGAACTCTTCGCGTTGGGCTTCTTCACCCACCCAGCGGAGTTTCAGCAGGGGTTCGTCGCGGCCGGTGATGACGGACAGGCGCAGGGTGATGCTGGCTGCGCTTAGGCCATCGAAGGGCGCGGTGGTGAACACGAAGGTGGTGGGCAGGGTGTCCAGGCTGCGGGCTTCGATCTCGTCCATCGCGCTGCGGCTAGCGGCGAAGTCACCCACCACGCTGTCGCGCTGGCTGGAAGCCTTGATACTCATGCGGCGCACGGCGTTGATCGCCGCCGGCATGCCGATGGAGTCGTCACCGGAGCTGGCCACCAGGTGCGGCATCCAGTCTTCCAGCCATTCGGCCAGGGCCTGCTGCGACAGCCCGCGTCCGAGGATTGCCAGCAGGCCGGCGTAGGCGGCGGTCTGCTTCAGCGTCAGGGTGGCGGAGTCGTCGCCGTGGCCAGGAACTTCGTCATTGCCCAGGTTGAAGATGATGGTGGCGCTCATCTGGTCCTGGTCGACGAAGCCGGCCGGGCGCTGAGTCTCGCTGGTGTGAGCCGACACATACTTGGTGAAGTCCGTGATGGAGTGCGTGGTCAGCGCACCTCGAAAGCGATTGCGGCCGGGCTGGTACGGCTCCAGGTTGTTCAGCTTCACCGCCTCGGGCAGCACGGCCAGGGTGGCGCCGTCGGCGATGGTGATCTGCTGGCCTGCGGCGGCGAGGGCGTTGGCGAGGATCAATTGCAGGGTGTCTTTTTGCAGCATGGTTCAGTTCCTTGTGATGTCAGAGATTGGGTGGAACAGGGATCAGGTGCGGGCGTGGACCGGCGCATCCCTTTCGGTGAAGAGCTGCGCCGTGGGGTTGGTCAGGAACAATTGGAGGCCTTCCGCCGTGACGTAGAGCGGGGTGTCCAGGGTGGTGTCCTCCCGCTTCTTGCCGCGCTTGGTCGGCTGCACGTAGTCCAGGGTGTGGGTCACGGCCACCTGCTGGCTTTGGGCGATCTGCTTGAGCTTGAAGGTCAGGGTCACCTGGCCCTGCTTGCCGAACTCGACAACGCCCAGGGCGACGTCGGAGAGGGCCTTGCCGACCTGCTGGGCGAACACGCCCGCGTTGAGTGAGTTGATGAACTCGGCGGTATCAGTGGCTTTCATGTGCTGTGCCTCGTGGTTGTGGATCGTCAGAGAGTTGCCCGGAGCGGCCGGGCGCCGGTTACGCCGCCTTCTCGGACTGCTTGTCGAGGAAGTCGGCCAGGTCCTTCAGGCGCACCCACCAGCATGCGAGCCGGGACTCGCTGTGCTGGTAGGCCGCCAGGTCCACCTTCTGCTGGCGGATGAGCTTGCGCAGGTGCTTGTCGGTCTTGATGTGTGGGAAGTAGTGCTCCCTGACCTGGGTGAGCGTCAGGCTGCTGGCTTTCCACTGCTGCATCAGTTGGCTGAGGGTGTCGCTCATCCATGGGTCTCCCCGCGCCCCTTCCTTGGGAGCTGGGCTGCAATGAGCTCGACGAGACTGTCGACACTCTTGCCCAACTGGCGGGCGACCACGTTGTCGTTGGCGTCGGTGATCACGGCGCCGTAGGGGCGCTGTGGGTCCTGGGTGAGCGTGACGTAGGGCAGGTAGCCCGGCGGGGTGCGCTCCACCAACCGGGCGTACAGCAGCGCCAGGTGGTGGGCAGCCGGAGCGACTTGCTGCTGCAGGCGCTCGATGGCCTCGGTGCTGGCGTCCCGCACCAGCTTCTGGTTGATGACGGTGGGGTGGTCGATGTGCAGGCCGACGAGCTTGAGCACGCCCACGGCGTGGTCGACGGCGGTTGGTCGTGGCTGGCTCATGCCGCTGCGTCCTTGTCCTTGGTGATGGTGATCTCGACGCCGAGACGCTTGGCCAGCCAGGCGATACCCGCCTCGGTGACCATCAGCACGGCGTAGTGCTGGTAGCTCTTGGTGGCCTCGACCCAGCGGGAACGCGGGTCCATGAACAGGTTCCCGCCGCCGATGTGCTTGGCGGCGAGGCTGCCGTCACGGTTCAGCGCCTTGGAGTCGCGCAGGTGGGCGCGCAGCTCGCGCTCGCGCACCCCCAGCACCTGGGCAGCTTCTCGGATGGTCCGGTTCATGGCCGTGGCCTCAGGCTGCCTGCTGGATGGCGCGGTGGTGCAGCCGGGTGATCAGGGCATCGAGCTTGTCGTACAGCTCGGCCAGGCTGCCGTCGTTGTGGATAACAAGGTCGCCCGGTGCGATGGCGAGCCCGTTTTCGGAGCTGTGGCCGGCCACCTGCTGGGCGTCGGGGCGCTGGAGGTGGACGATGATGCCGCCCTTGCTGCGCAGCCAGTCGGCCTCGTTCTCGAAACGCACGTCGCGGATCACCACGCCCTTCATATCCTGGTGATGCTCAGCCAGCAGTTGCAGGTTCTGCTCGGCCAGCAGCAGCCAGAGCTGCGGGTGGACCCGGTCGCGCCCCCACTCGGTTCCGAGCAACTGCATCAGTTCGCGCGGTGACTTGCCGATGCCGGGCAGCGGCAGCTCCTTGAGGTCGCCCTCCAGGTGGGCTTGGGTCAGGTGGAAGAGCTCGGCCAGGACCTGCTTCAGCGGCTCCGCGAAGGCGTAGCTGAGCAGGGAGAGGTGGACGGCCAGGTAGCGGGCCACGGTGTCTTTGCCGGAACGGGCGCGGCCGTGCAGGCCGATGATCAGTTGGTTCATGCGGATTGCTCCTGCGCGATGGTCGGAGTGGGACGGTAGGTGTAGAGCGGCATGCGGCCGTTGATTTCACGGCACCGGTAGAGGGTGGCGCTCAATGCCAGGGCGTCGAGCCGCTCTTCTTCGTCAGCGTCGATGGCGCGAAGCATGCGTGCGGCCGAGATCATTCCCAGCGCTGTGTAGAAGGCGTTGTCAGAGGCGAAGGTGTAGGGCGTCTCGCGGGCCGTGCGCAGATGAACGAGCAGGACGGACTTCCATCCGCCCAACTCGACGGCAGTGATTAGCTTGTTCATGCCGCATCGCCCCCGAACGGGCCGGTACCGGAGGTGCGGTTGCGGCGCTGCTGGGTGCCGATGAAGGGCAGGCCAGCGTCACGCGCTTGGCGGCGGATCTCGAAGATCAAGCTGGGGTTGGTGGCTGCCGGGTGCAGGTGGACCTGGCAACGGGTGGAGCTGTGCTGTGTCGTTTGCATCGTCGCGTACTCCAGGGGTCAGAGGTGGGTACGGACAGAAAATTAGCTTTACTTATTTATCAAGTCAACAGTGTTACTTATAAAATTTCCGATGGACGTAAAAAAGCCGCCTTTGTGGCGGCTTCGCATCAGATGAGTACGGAGTACCAGAACACTTTCCCGATGACTCTGATGTGCTGTTCGACGTAGTCGGCGTCGTATCTCTCATCGGGATACTCGTCAGCGTTGTAGCTTCGGACCCGAATCCCACCGCCCGGGAGCCTGTATAAAAGCTTTACTCTGAGTTGGCCCGAGTGGTCGATCGCGTACATCTTGCCGTCTTGAATCTGGGTGGAAGAGGTGTCAACTCCGACAGTGCTTCCATCCGGCAGCACCGGCTCCATGCTATTGCCTGTTACTGGTGCGCAGGCTGCTGTCTCCGGTGATATGCCCTTACGCTGAAGGCTTCTCTTGCCGAAGCGCAGCTTCGCGCCGTTGGTCTCCAGCATTACTTCCGATCCCATTCCTGCTGAAATCTCTACTTCCTTGTAGAACGGCAACTCCACTTCGTCCGGGCCAAGTGGGGTGCTGTCGTCCCAGACCTCGATTGGACTGACGGGTAGCGGCAGGGCTACCGCTGGGCTTCGCTCCTCGTTGGGCTGCCCATAGCGGGGAGTATCGTCCTGGCGCCTTGAGAACTGACCCACCGACTCGGCAAGGCGAGGGCTTACCTCTTCGGGGGCGAAGTCTAGGATGGCTGCGAACTTCAGGAGCGCCGATAGATTGAGCGGGATCCTCCCGTTCATGTACTGGCTTACGACGCTTTGTCCAGACCAGCCGCAGAGCTCGGCCACACGCTCTTGGGTTAGCGTGCGATCCAGCTTTTTGCGGGCTGTGTAGATCGCCTTGAGGCGACTGGCTTCGGCGGCCTGTTCTTCGTGTGCAATGTCCATGTGCTGAATATATAAGCGACGCTTATTGGATCAAAACAGCTCCGCTTCTTTTTCCTGTTGCGCTGAAATAGAAGTGTTACTAATATCTCGTCCGGACACCCATCGAGGAAAGTGTGATGGACGAGTGCAGTGATCAAACCCTTGCGGCATTTGCCGAGGGGAAGACCCAGCCCGAGGTGGCTGGGTTGATTCGGGTTACGCAGAGCGCGGTCTCGCAGATGATGAAGTCGGGCCGGGACATTCGCGTGCGGAAGCTGACTGAAGGCGGCTATGAGGCGTATGAAATTCGCCCGATTGGCGGCCGCCGCAAGAAGGTTGCTTGAAGTTGCCGGCGCGGGACTCTGACCTCCCGCGCCGGCGGGGTGCCTGGCAAGGACTCTGACCTCCTTGCTTCGGCTTACGACGACACAGCACATGCATCGGTCGTGGTCATAGAGTAGGGCGCGTCCCGCTCGATGGCTACACCGTAAAGGGGGCTTTTACGGTTATGAGCCGCGTTGACCTTTTGCCGGACTCGGGTCCGGTCTTTTCTCTCCGCCAGGCGTTGTATCGCGCCGGGCGCGACTATCACGGCGGGATCACCGCCCTGGCCCATGACCTGGTCATGGATCTCGACGCCCTGCAGAAGAAGCTGAAGCTCGACGAGGAGCGCCGCTGGCCGACGCCCGACGAGCTGGAAGAGATCATCGGTGCCACGCGTGACCCGCGTCTGCTGGACGCCCTGATGCGGCCCGCTGGGGCTGTGTGGTACCGGCCAGAGCCGGTGAGTGCCACGCCAACTGCGCTGAAGGCGGTGGGTCACTTGCTGGTGAAGGAAGGCCAGTTTGTCGGCAGCCTGCATGCCGGCGCCGCAGACAACGTGTGGCAGCCCCATGAAGTGGCCGAACTGGAGTACCACGGGCACCAAGTGATCCGCGCCGTGCTCGGCATCATGGCCGGCGCCCGCGCCGCGATGGAGGTGCAGAAAGTTGACTAGGCAAACCGACTTTGCAAAGAGACCACCATCACTCTGTTGTGGGTTTCGATCTTCCGGAGCGAAGATTTCTCGGGCGTCGTGGAGTCTCCTTGAAGATCACTTCATGCTGAACATGAGAGGCTTCATTGCCCGTCACAATCACCGCATCTGGTGCGAGTTCTTTTTCCATGTGGGAAGTAACGGTAGTGAAGTAATTCTCGAAATCGTAAAGGAGAATTTTGGGGTTGCGAGGATGCATTGCTTTGAAGATAGCATTGGGTCGTGTCGCGGAAATTATTCCTTCCAGTGCCTTCAATCTAGCTTCCAAATCCAGCAGCGAGACGGCCTTTGCCTCGCTAGCTTTGTCTTCCTGAGGCGAGACCTGCTCGAGGAGCTCTCGTTTCAATACACTGTTGATAAGTGTTTGATAGCCGATGCCTTGCTTGTCGGCTCTTTCTCTTGCAGCTTCGAGCACTGCATCATCAATCATGATTGTGATGCGGGTCTTGCCTCGGGTCGGGGCCACGGCACCACGCTTTGCACCACTAAAGCTGTACTCTTCTTTCATAGGTCAATTACCGAAATACTCATCGGCCTCAGAGCTGGTGGCATTGCGGACGGAGATCAGCCTAACGAAATTTGGATCTCTATAGGTGTAGGCAACCACCAACAACTTACCGGTTGCATCTCTGCCGATCCCAATCCAGCGATCCTCATCGTGGTCGTCGTCCGGAATGACGAGCATGTGCTCATCGTAAAAAACCGCTTCGCCATCAGCCAGCCGAACCTTGTGCTTTCTGAAATTGCTCCCTGCCTTAGCAGGATCGAACTGGATTTCGAACGTTTTCATTATGCATATATTGTATGTATTGGTGTTGGGCAAGTCAGGGTAAAGAGACGAAAGGATGGCAGCGAATGAGCCATCTAATCCCCCATTCTAAATGGGCCCGTCGTTATATCGAAACCTTCAACCTCGCTCTGGTCCCCATCGAGCCAGGCGAGAAGGCCCCCAAAGGCAACGGCTGGAACCAGCCCGGCGGCTACTTCGTGGATGCCGACCAGGCCGAAGCGTTCTGGCAGAAGCACCCCAAGCACAACATGGGCGTGGTCCACGGGCCCAGCCGACTGTGCTCGCTGGATGTGGACCATGTGGAGTACAGCCGCCAGGTGCTGCGCGATGTGCTGGACCTGGACGTGGACAGCATGGCGGTGGACTACCCCACGGTGGTGGGCAACCCGGCGCGGTTCCGGGTGATGTTCCGCCTGCCCGAGGGCGCGGACTTCAGCCGGCACTCGCTGAGCTGGCCGCACCCGGATGACCCGGACGGCAGCAAGTTCAAGCTGGCCATGGCGGCCGCCAAGCGGGCGAAGGAGACCGGCGATACGGCGCTGGAAGCCGAAATGCGGGCGAAGGCTAAGGGGCTGTCGCCCGTCACGGTGTTCGAGCTGCGCGCGGGCCTGGTGCAGGACGTGCTGCCGCCGTCGATCCACCCGGACACGGGCCAGCCTTATCACTGGCGCACGGCGCCGTCGACCGATGGCCTGCCGGAGTTGCCGCGCGACCTGGTGAACATCTGGCGCAACTGGGATGTGTTCAAGCGCATGGCGCTGGAGGCCTGCCCCTGGGCGCCGAAGGCGAAACCGCCGGTGAAGACCAAGACCAAGCGCGCTGAGGCGCCAGCCGGTGACAAGCCGTCGGTGATCGACGCGTACAACCAGGCCTACGACGCCGAGGCGCTGCTGAAGGCCCACGGCTATGTGCGGCGCGGGAAGAAGTGGCTGTGCCCGCAGAGTACCACGGGCTTGCCCGGGGTGACTGTGAGCGAAGAGGGCAAGGTGTACTCGCACCACGGCTCCGACCCGCTGGCCAATGGGCATATGAATGACCCGTTCGATGTGTTCTGCATCCTCGAGCATGGTGGCGACCAGGGCGCCGCGGTGAAGGCCGCGGCGAAGCTGTTGGGCCTGGAGGTGAAGCGTTCGCCCAGGGCGCCCAGCCCGCCGCCGGAGGGCGAGGTGCGTGCGTCGGTGCCGCCGGCTCGCGACTATTCGCTGGATGAGGTCGAGCAGCTGATCGACGCCGCGGCGCAGCAGGACCTTCCCCCGGCCCCATCCGCTGATGACTCCGGCGCAGAGCCCGGCCGCTCCGAGCACGGGGGGGCGGGGGAGGGCCTGACTTTGGCGCGCTTGCTGCGCCGGTATGCGCTGGTAGAGGGCACCACCCATGTGTGGGACCTGGACACCGCGAAGAAGATGAAGAAGTCGGCCTTCGTGGCGCATGTGGGCAAGGAGCTGTTCAAGGAGTGGGACTCGGTCACCGATACCAAGCGGAAGAAGCGGGTCAGCGAAGAGTGGGTGCGTGAAATCGAGCAGGCCCGGACGATGGCCGGCAAGGCGGTGGGGGATATCACCATGCCGCCGCTGGTGCGTTACGTGTACATCGACGGGACGAAGGACGTCTGGGACTACGCGAAGAAGCGCCGGGTTGCCGAGGGCGCGGTGAAGATGGCTCTCGGCGATGCCTACAGCCTCTGGCTGAACAGCCCGGATCGGCGGGTGGTGGACATGGATCACATCGTGTTCGACCCGACCCTGAGCCATGACCCCGAGGTGTACATCAACACCTTCGAGGGGCTGCCGCTGACGCCGAAGCGCGACGACGCGGCGTGCGAGAACTTGCGTTGGCTGATCCACTTCCTGTGCAACCACACCGAGGACGTGGCGCAGTGGCTGACCCGCTGGCTGGCGTTCCCGCTGCAGCACACGGGCGCCAAGATGGACACGGCGGTGCTGATGCACTCGACCATGGAGGGCTCGGGCAAGAGCCTGCTGTTTTCGGTGGTGATGGGGATTCTCTACGGCCGGTACGCGGCGACGGTGGGGCAGACCCAGCTCGAGGGGAACTTCAACGCCTGGCAGAGCGGCAAGCTGTGGGCGGTGTTCGAGGAAGTGGTCTCGCGGGACCAGCGCTACAACCAAGTGGGCAAGATCAAGCAGTTGATCACCGGGCAGACGGTGCGCATCGAGTCGAAGTTCGTGAACGGCTGGGAGGAGGCGTCGCACATGAATGCGGTGTTCCTCTCGAACGAGATCATGCCATGGCCCATCGGCCAGGATGACCGGCGCTTCCTGGTGATGTGGCCGGAGGAGAAGTTGCCCGAGGAGCGGCAGAAGGCGATCAAGCACGAGCTGGCTAATGGCGGCGTCGAGGCGCTTTATGCCTGGTTGCTGGAGCAGGACCTGGGCGACTTCGACGAGCGCACCAAGCCGCCGTCGACGCCGGCCCGTGAGCGCCTGGTGGCCCTGAGCCGGGCGACCTGGCAAACGTTCATCCACCTGTGGAGAACGGGCGAGCTGGGCACCGGGATCTGGGGCGCCTGCCTGACCACGGACCTGTATGCGCTGTTCATCGAGTGGTGCCACCGCAACAAGGAACACGCGATGAGCCAGACGAAGTTCAGTCTGTTCATCAGCTCGGCCGGTATCGACAAGACGCGGGCGATTCCTTGGACGGACCGCAACACGCGCCGGTTCGCTGCGTTCTTCTTCCCCAAGGACGAGCTGGCCTTCCTGCCACCTTCCCCATCATCGGCCGAGCTGGGCAAGCACGTCGCCGAATGGCGGGAGCGCGCCAAGCTGGCGGGCTGGAGTGTGGACGGTTGGGACCACGTGAAGGCGGTGGCGGCATGACTACGACCGAAAGTGTGTTGGGTGTGTTGCCTGTGTGTCGGGTCGTTTCGCTCAACCCAACACAGCCGCAGGCCACGAATGATGCGGGGTGTGGTGGGTGTGTGTTGGGTGTGTTGGGTTTGCACGTGCGCGCACGCCTGCGTGAATTCATTTCCTTCGGTCTGCTGGGCGAGGTGTTTTTCTCCACGCGAGGGCTGAAAAAACCTTACCAACCCAACACACATTACACAGACATAGGCAAAGCCTTGTTTTTATTGGGTTTGTTTTGTGTTGGGTATGTGTTGGGTTGGCGGTTTTTGTGTTGGGTTGGGGTTCTGACCAGGGAGAGCGCGCATGATTGAGGCCATTGAGGACCTGTTGAAGCACTGGGGCGAGCAGCACCGCAAGAACGGCTCGGCCGGTGGCCTGGGCAGCACGCTCGGCACCATCCTGGAGTACGGCGGGTGCGCACCCCGTGGCGGTGTGTATGGCACGCGGGAGCTGGTAGCCGGTGCCGGGCCTGACCATGTGGCCGAAGAAGTGGAGGCGGCGCTGGTGGCCGTGGGCGCCGCAGCGGATGGCGGCGCCCTGGTGAAGCTGGCTCAGGTGCGGTACCGGCCGGGTGCTGGGCTGGACGAGCTGAGCCTGGCAGAGCAGATCGACGTTCTGGAGCTGGGGCGGGGTGCGGGCGGACGTAGTGCGTACTTCCGTCTGCTGGATCGCCTGCATGTGCGCCTCGAGGCGGAGCTGCTCGCACGGTTGGAGCGCTTGAAGGTGCGCCGCCGTGAGTCCGGGCGGGCAGGGGGCAAGGTGCGAGCGGCAGCCGTGCGCCAGGCGAAAGCGGCGCACCGGGCACGGGGTGTGGAGTTGTTCAAGGGTGAGAAGGCTTGACCGCTCGTCGGGTCACTCGGCGCCGGTGGGAGCCGGTGCGGCGCCAGTCGGCGCCCGTCAGGAACAACCGAAAACTGGGGGTTTTCGGTTTGCAACTCGGGGGGTAAAAAGTCCCCACGATTCGACAGGTGCGCCTAGTTGGATCAACCGAGCACAGTGCTGTGTGCCCAAGCCCAAGCCCGAGCCCCACTCGGGCACCCGAACCCCGCCAACCGGCGGGGTTTTCTTTTCCGCCGATGGCTGTGGTGGCCGAAGGCGCTCCGCCCGCAGGCAGCGGGCTTTCTACTTCAAGGTGACGCAATGAGCGATCAGAGCCAGGTGGCGGCAGACATGCCGTTGTGGTCGGTGATGCTGGCCCTGGTGCTGGCGGGCCTGAGCGGTGAGATGTGGCGCGCGGACAAGGCTGGGCTCACCGGCTGGGATTTGCTGAAGCGCATCGTTCTGCGCGCTGGGGCGTCGGCCTCCTTCGGCCTGGGCACCTTCGGCCTGGTGCTGATCGGCTTCGAGGCCCACATAGTCGCGGCGGTGGCCATCGGCTGCATCGTGGCGACCATGGGTGCCGACGTGGCGTCGGCCCTGTATGAGCGGTGGCTTGCGCGGAAGGCTGGGCTCTCTGACTCGGCCCGCCCCGACCCTGAGGGCGGCGCCTGACGACCGGGCCCAGCCGAAGGTGGCGCTTAAATTATCAATTTTTACCGACGGGGACGGCGCTGGCCGGGCGCGGGTCCTTTCCGGGGTTTCCGGTTCACACGGCGACGTAGACCGCGAACTTTTCCCAGACAGACGGGCATATAGGGGGTTCCGCTTCCGGGGCTCTGACCCGGGGCTTCCAAGGAGCACACATGCCGACCCAACGGGAGATTGCCCAGCACCTGGACATGAGCGAGCGCAACTGCCGTGACGTCCTGAAGACGCTGGATATCGACTGGACCGAGGCGAGCCTGGACGAGATCCGCATCGCCTACATCCGCGACCTGCGAGAGAAGGCCGCCGGCCGAGGCAGCAGCCAGGCCGAAGCCCTCAACGCGGCGCGGATCGAAGAGTCCACGGTCAAGGCTGCCAACGGCCGCCTGACCTACCACGAGAAACTGGGGACGCTGGTCCCCGCCGCTGATGCCGCACTGGCCATTCGTGACTGGGCGGGCTTCGCCAACCGGGAGTATCAGGGCGGCGTCGAAAAGCTCGTCCAGCACGTGGAGAACGCGCACAAGATCAGCGTCGACCGAGCCGAGGTAACCCGCATTGCTGGATCTACAGTCAGCCGAATTGGCGGCTATGCGGACAAACTTGGCCGTCGTATTGCTGGAGGCAGCGGCACAGTTCAACCCGCCGAAGGACATCCCGACGGTTGAGTACCTGGAGTCCGATTACTACTTGCCGCAGGAAGCCGGCGTTCTCAATGGCCTCTACCAGTTTTACTACACCCCCTACTTTATCGGCGTCGCCCTGGCGATGGACGACCCGGAGGTGGAGGAAGTCGATCTGATGAAGGCCGCCCAGATCGGGTGGACCTACTTCCTCATCGGCGTCCTGTTCAAGCGCATCACCGGTCGGCCCATGCCGATCATGGTGCTGTTCGCGAAGGAGGGTGACGGCAAGGCCTTCCACGACGAGAAATTGGTACCGGCGACCAAGGCGAACAGCCATGTCGCCAACCGGATGGACGTATCCACCGCGAAGAAGTCGGGCAACCGCTGGAACCACAAAAGTTTCCCGGGCGGCTTCCTGAAACTGGTGGCGTCCAACTCGCCGGGCAACGTGAAGTCGACCTCCAGCGTCGGCCTGGCCGTGGTCGAGGAACCGGACGACACCAGCGATGACGTGAAGGGGCAGGGGGATGCTATCGGCCTGTTGGAAGAGCGGGTCAAGCGATACCCCGGCGCCAAGTTCGTTGTAGGCGGCACGCCTTCCCTGGCCGGGTTCTCGAAGACGGAGCAGCGCCTGGCCCAGACCGACCAGCGTGTGCTTCCAATCCAGTGTCATGACTGCGGCCAGTTCCATGTCCTGGACTTCGAGCACTTGAAGTACCTGAGTGCTGACCCCGAAGAGGGTGCCCAGCCTCATGAGGTCTACGGCTTCGCGCTCCCGGAGACGGCCTACTATGCCTGCCCGCACTGCGGCAGTGCCTGGGACGATTTCCAGCGGCAGGAGAATGTGCGCAACACCGTGTTTCGTGCGGTAGAGCAGGGTGACCCGCTGGCGGGGTGGGTGCGGACGGCGCCATTCCACGGCAAGGCCGGTTTCAAGGAGCTGAACGAACTCTATGCCTGCTTGCCCGGAACCTCGATGGCGGGCCTGGTGCGCGAGCGGTTGGCAGCGGAAAAGCTGGCCGACTCCGGCGACCTGAAGCAGCTGATCAAGTTCGTCAACCAGAAGCAGGGGCGGACGTACGAGTACAAGTCCGACATGCCCGGTGTCGACAAACTGGCCGAGCGCGTGGAGGAGTACGAGGAACTGGTGGTGCCGGCGGGCGGGCTGGTGTTGCAGCTGACGGTGGACGTGCAGCACGACCGACTGGCGCTGATCCTTCGGGCCTGGGGGCGGGGTGAGGAGAACTGGCTGGTGCTCTGGACGGAGATCGCCGCGAAGAATTCCACCTCGAGCATCGACGACCCTGTGTGGAAGGAACTGGACCACTACCTGTTCCGCAGCTACCGGCATGCCCGCGGCTACCGCTTGCGCGTCTCGGCGGCGAGCATCGACTCCTCGGATGGCCAGACCAGCGATGCCGTGTACGAGTACGTCCGGACGCGCCGGAAGCGGCTCGACAAGCTGCTGGCCATCAAGGGCAGCAAGAACATCGACGCGGAGATCCTGACGCCGCCCCGGAAGATCGACCTCAACTCCCGGGCGACCAAGGCCTCGAAGTACGGCCTGCAGGTCTACATGGTGGGGGTCAACAAGGCCAAGGACCTGCTCTCGGAGCGGCTCAAGCTCATTGGCTCAGGTTCCGGCCGGATGCACACCTACAAGGGCGTGCGTGCGGACTACTTCGAGCAGATCTGCGCCGAGGTGAAGGCACCTAGCCGTAAGCACTCGGGCAAGAAAATCTGGCAGCCCAAGGCCGGTGCCGCACACGAGGCGTGGGACTGCGAGGTTTATCAGATCCACCTGGCCCGGTACCAGCGGCTGCACCTCAAGTCGCCCGCTGAATGGGATGCCATCGAGGCCAAGCTGATGCAGGCCGACCTGCTGGCGGAGGCTGAGGAAGAAGATATGCCGCCGACTACCGAGGCGAGCACTACCACCCACCAGCCTCCGGCCGGAGCCCACGCCGTCAGCGTGGCCGACCTGGGGCGCATGCTGAACGGAGATGACTGATGGTCGCTGACACCAGGCTTCAGGAGGCGCGCCAGGCTCTGCACCTGCTGATTACCGGGCAGAGCACGGTCAGCATCCAGCGCGACGGCAAGCGGGTCGAGTTCGCCCAGGCCAACCGGGGCGATCTCGAGAAGTACATCAACCTACTGGAGGTCGAGGCCGGCGCGGCGAACCCCCGTCGGCGCGGCCCGGCGAGTGTGATTGCATGAACAACGTCCAGATCCTCCACCCAAGTGGCCGCCCGGCGCGGGAAATGCTGAGCGGTTGGCAGGGGGCCGGTGCCGGCTTTGGCGGTCAGTTGGATCGCTGGCGGCCAGCCCTGAAGACGCTCGACGCGGCTCTGCTGCCCCAGCTCGACCTGGGTAATGCCCGGGCCGAGGACGTCACCCGCAACAATGCCTTTGCCGCCAACGGTGTCCAGCTGCATGTGGATAACATCGTCGGGCACCTGTTCCGCCTGAGTTACAAGCCTCGCTGGCGTCGACTCGGCATTGCCGATGCGGACGCGCGGGCCTTCGCCCAGGACGTGGAAGCCTGGTGGACGGAGTACGCCGAGGACCCGGTCGGCTGCTGGCTGGACGTGGAGCGCAAGCGAACTGCCACCATGATGGTGCGGGAAGCGGTGGCCACGCACACCCGCTTCGGCGAAATCACCTCCGTGCCGATGTGGCTGGAGCGTGCGGGCACCCGGATGCGCACCGCGGTGCGGATGGTCAGCCCGAAGCGGATCAGCAACCCCAAGGGGCGCAGCGACTCCGACCGCCTGCGTGGCGGTATCGAGATGGACAGCAACGGTGTTCCGCTCGCCTACTGGGTGCGCAACACAACCGCCAGCATGCTCGGCTTGGGTAGCGGTCTGGGTCAGGAGTGGGTACGGGTGGAACGGGAAACCACCCACGGGCGGCCGAAGTTCATCCACGTGTTCGAGCCGATGGAGGATGGTCAGAGCCGTGGCACCAACCAGTTCATGACCATCCTTGAGCAGTCCCACATGCTGCCCAAGCTGCAGCACACCAAGCTGCAGAATGCCATCGTCAACGCCATGTACGCGGCCACCATCGAGAGTGAGCTGGGTACCGAGGCGGCGATGGAGGTGATTGGCGCGGGCTCGGAGACGAGCATCCAGAACCTCACCAATTACATGATGGCGGTGAACACCTTCAACAAGGGGTCGAAGCTGTCCCTGAACGGGGTGAAGATCCCGCATCTCTGGCCCGGCGAGAAGCTGAACCTGCAGACCAGCGGCAACGTCGACAACGGCTTTACCGACCTGGAGTCCTCGATCCTGCGCTGGATGGCAGCGGGGCTGAATGTCCCCTACGAGCCCTTCGCCAAGGACTACCGTCAGCTTTCCTACAGCACGGTGCGGGCCTCGATGCTGGAGGGGTGGCGCTACTACATGGGCCGCCGGAAGGTCATTGCCGCCCGCTACGCCACTTACCTGTTCGTGCTGGCGTTCGAGGAAGCTCTGCAGCGGGGTGAACTTCGTCTGCCGCGCAAGGCAACTCGGGGTTTCTACGAGGCCAAGGCATCCTGGTCGAACTGCGACTGGATCGGCTCCGGTCGGCTGTCCATCGACGGCTTGAAGGAGGTGAAGGAAGCGGTCTTGCGTATCGAGTCTGGCCTCAGCACCTACGAGAAGGAGTTGGCTCTGCTCGGCGAGGACTACCAGGAAACGTTCGCCCAGCAAGTCCGGGAGATGCAGGAGCGGCGCGAGGCAGGCCTGCCGCCGCCCAGTTGGATGAATACCCAGGCCCTGGCGCCTGAACAGACCGAACCCACCGAGTAAGGCCCGCACCGCGCGGCCTTCTCCATTCAGGACAGCACGATGAACAACTATGCGCACATTGCCAGCCGGGTGCTGAACACGCCCCTGTTGCTGGAGCCCGGCTACGCCCGAGTGTTCTTCAGCGCCCTGTCGAGCCGGCTGGGAATTGCCAGCCTCAACGACGCCGATGGGCCGGTGGAGGAGGGGCTGAAAATCAGGGTCGATGGACGGACTTACAACAAAACGCGGGTCAACGCCTGGGGTGATGAGGAGGTGCTGTTCCAGGTTGTGGAAGGTGTTGCCCTACTCGACGTCAAGGGCACCCTGGTCCACAAGCACGGCTACCTGAAACCCTTCAGTGGAATGACAGGTTACGACGGCATCATCAATCGCACCGCGATGATGTTTGCCGAGACGGACGTGAAGGGTGTGCTGATGGACCTGCACACGCCCGGCGGCGAAGTGTCCGGTTGTTTCGACACCGTCGACCGGTTGAGGCAAATGTCCGAGCAGGCGGGCAAGCCCATCTGGTCCATCTGCAATGACATGGCGTGCTCGGGGGGCATGGCTCTCGCCAGTGCGGGCTCGCGGCGCCTGATCACCCAGACCGGCATGGCCGGATCGGTTGGTGTGGTGATGGCCCACGCCAGCTACCAGGAAGCGCTGAAGGAGGCTGGGATCAAGGTCACCCTCATTCATTCCGGGGCCCACAAGGTCGAGGGCAACCCTTACGAGGACCTGCCGGACGAGGTCCTGGCGCGCTTCCAGTCCGACACCCATGCCTTGCGTCAGCATTTTGCCGAGCTGGTGGCTCGCCACATTGGCCTTTCCACCGAGGCCGTCCTGGCAACCGAGGCGGCGGTCTATCGCGGCCAGGCCGCCATCGATGTTGGCTTCGCCGACGCCCTGGTCAACGGCCACGAGGCCATTGCCGAATTTTCCGAACATCTGTCCACACCGGGCAGGGTCATCACTACAGGAGCAACCATGTCTACCCAAGAGACGACTACTGGTGCTGGCGGCGCGCCCGCGGTGAGCGTCGAAGGCGCCCAGCCGGACCCCAAGGCCGAACGCGAGCGCGTACGCGGCATTCTCGGCCACGCCGAAGCCAAGGGCCGTAGCGGTCTGGCCGAGCACCTGGCCTACGAAACCGATCTGAGCGTCGAGGCTGCCGGCGCGATGCTCGCCAAGGCCCCGGCCGATGGCGGTAGCCTCGATGCCAGCACCTCGCTGGACCGCGTAATGGCCAACGAGTCCCAACCCAAGGTCGGCGCCGATACCGCTGCCGGCGCCGATGAACCGAGCAAGGCGCAGAAGATCGTCGCTGCCTGGCAGTCCGCGAAAGGAGTGAAAGCCTGATGAGCACCGTCAACCAACCCACCGATGACTGGATCACCGGTTCCGCGCCCTACGTCACCACCCAGGGCACCATCGCCAGCGGCCAGAACCTGCCCGAGCGCACCCCGCTGGGTCAGATCGCCGCCAGCGGGCTGCTGGTGAAGTGGGCGCCCGGTGCCAGCGATGGCTCGCAGATTGCCGTCTACATCACCGAATACGCGGTGGATGCCTCGGCAGCTGCGAAGAAAGCCCAGGTGATCTCCGGCGGCCAGTTCAACCCTGCCAAGTTGAACTGGCCGGCCGGTACCACCGACGCCCAGAAGCTGACCGCCTTCGTCGGCAGTCCCATCACCCTTCAGCCGCCGGTCTGACCGGAGCCGCACAACCCCCTTCCGGGCCGCAGCAGCGGCCCGTTTCATTTCAGGAGAACTGAGCAATGGCCGCTGGCTACGATACGACCACTCTTCTGGGGGTGAAGGAGATCCTTCCGCGTTTCACCCCCCTGTTCATTCAGATGTTCTTCCCGTCCGTGGTGACCTTCGGTACCGAGGAAGTGGCATTCGACAAGATCAAGAAGGACCGCCGCCTTGCGCCCTTCGTCGCCCCCATGGTTGCCGGTCGTGCCCGCAAGGAGCAGGGCGGGTTCCTGACCACCCTCAAGCCGGCCTACGTGAAGCCCACCGATGTGGTCAAGCCGACCCGGCTGATCAAGCGCCGCCCCGGCGAGCCGCTGAATACCGAACTTAGTGCCGAAGATCGGCACGACGCTGTGATTGCCGACATCCTCGACGAGCAGGAGCAATCCATCGTCGCCCGCGAGGAATGGATGGCCGTCCAGGGCGTGCTGTTCGGCAAGGTCGTTATCGAGGGGGACGATTACCCGACTCAGGAAGTCGACTACGGTCGCAGCTCCGCCAACCAGGTCGTGCTGGCCGGCGCGGCCAAGTGGGACACCGTTGACCCGGATACCTACGACCCGACCGACGACATCGAGGACTGGGCCGCCGCCGCCAATGGTTCGCCCTCCATCATCATCATGGACAAGCTTGCTTGGCGCCTCTTCTCCCGCATGAAGGCGGTGAAGGAAAAGCTGGAGAGCCGTCGCGGCAGCACCTCCCAGTTGGAGCTGGCAGCGCAGACCGAGCGGGATGTACAGCGCAAGGGCTTCTACGGCGAGTACGAAATCCTTGTCTACAACGGCGCCTACACCGACGCCGACGGCAACAAGGTCAACTACATGCCAGCCAACACCGTGCTGCTGGCGCCGACCACCACCGACAACGTGATGGCCTACGGCGGCATCCAGGACGCCAAGGCCAATGCCAACGGCATCGCCGAAGCGACCCGCTACCCGTCGAACTGGTTCACCGACAACCCCAGCGTGGAATGGCTGCAGACCCAGGCGGCGCCGCTGCCGGTGCTGTTCGACGCGGACGAGTTCGTTTCCGTCAAGGTCGCCTGATCCAGGTCTTTTCCGTAACAGGGCCCGGCTCTGCCGGGCCACAGGGAGTAAATTCAGATGGCAAAGCAATACCTGGTGAAAGTCACCGTTCATTACCGCGACAAGGACGGCAGGAAGCTCGTGATTCCCAGCGGTCCCACACCCCAGGCCGTTCCCGGCACCCTCGTGAAGGAGCTTCTGGCTGCCGGCGCCATTGTTGAGCTTGGGGACGGTACCGACCAGCCTGCTGGCGGCACCGAGTCCTGACCATGGCCAGCGAGTTCGACCGCCTGATGTCGCGGGCGGACGACACGCTGTTCCGGGTCTTCGGCGAGAAGGGCTGCTCAACCTACACCGCGCCGGGCGGCATGAGTCGCTCGGTCGATGTCGACGTGATGCTGAGCAAGAACGTCCAGGTGGCTGGCGCCGATGGCATCTTCCGGGCCGTCCAGAACTTGGCGGAGTTGCGGCTCTGCCAGGTACCCAGGCCATCCCGCGGCGGCGTGTTGTCTCTGTCTGACGGCCGCTTCCTGCTGGACGAGAAGCTGGACTCTGACGGCCTGGTGGAGCGCTGGGCTCTGACGCCCTGGGGATAAGCATGGCCGGATACGACGCTTTTAGACTGGAGATCCGCGGCGACTCTGAGTTCCTGCAACGGCTGTGGACGGCCCCTGACCGCCTGCGCCGTCTTGCCCAGATGGCCCTGAACAGGGTCGGGCGGGGGCTCAGCACCCAGAGCTGGCGGGCGATCCGCGACGAAATCAACCTCAAGCCCAGTTACATCCGGGACGAGGTGAACTACATCCCGGCCACCGAGGACAAGCTGCGGGTGATCATCTTCGCGCGCAAGCGCGGGGTCACCCTGAGCCAGTTCCCCCACAAGCTCATCTGGAAGGTGGGGAAGAACGGTCGGCGAGTGCGTGCCGGGGTCGAGGTGAATGTCGGGCACGACTGGACGGAACTGGTCGAGGGCGCATTCATCGCCCGCATGGGGCCGCCGGGTGGGTTGATCGCTGAACGCGCCGGCCGCGCCAGGCTTCCGCTGGATGTACTGCATGGTCCATCCCCGTCCCAGGTCCTGGGCAGCAAGCTGGACGAGCTGAGCGAACAGGGCCGCGACGACCTAGAGCAGGAGCTGCAGCGTCTGGTAAAGAGGTTTGAGCTGTGAAAAACCCGATCGAACTGGCGCATCAGGCGCTGCTGGCCCGGCTCGGGCAGATCGTTCCCTCCAATGGCTTTCTGTCTGATGCGGGGACCCGCATTCGCCACGGCTGGCTGCAGGACGTCCTCGCGGAGCATGACCTGGCTTACCCGCTGCTCGTGGTCCAGCCCGGAGAGTACCCGCCGCCCTTGAACGGGAGCGGGTGTGTTCTGGCCAACATTGGTCGTCGGGTGATCGGTGTCGTGCGGCCCGATCACCCGGACACCTATCAGGCCGAGCTGGACATGCTGTACGTCGACCTGATCGCCGCCCTGCAGGTGCCGGAAGGCCTCCCCAACCCTTGGGGGCCTCTTGGCCCCTCCCGAGTCACCATCGGCAGCGCCAAGCCTTTCCCGCCAGGGGAAGGCATCGCCGCCGGAACCATCCTCATCCCCGTGCAACTGCACGTCATCATCAACGGAGCGTAACCATGGCGCGAACCGAGAACGCCGCTGATCCCAAGCAGCCGGCGACGGTCGAGGTCACCCTCGATAAACCCCACACCCACAAGGGCCAGCTGAAACCGGCGGGTACCAAGATCGAAGTTACAGAAGCCCGTAAGGCCTGGCTGGAGCAGCAGGGCGTGATTAGTGGCAAGGTTCAGGAGGAGCAGAACAATGGCTGATCTCCGCGGCGCTTTTCTGGGGGTAGGCAAGATCTACCTCGAAGACCTGGACGACCCGAAGGGCCTGATCCAGATCGGCAACTGCAACAGCCTCAACTACGAGGCTACCCCGCAGGAGATCGAGGAGCAGGACTACACCACCCCTGGCGGTGGTCTGGATGCCTCGGTTCAGCGCATCACGGCGGTGAACGTCAACTACAACGCCCGCCACTTTAAGGCCGAGAACATGGCGCGTGCTCTGTACGGCAACGCCACCAGCGTGGCCGCCGGCACCGTCACCGGCGAAGCCAAGAAGGCCTGGCCTGGCGCGCTGCTGGTGCTGGATCATCCGGGCGCGACCAACGTGGTCATCACTCCGGCGGCCGGTGGCGCAGCCCTGGTGCTAAACACCGACTACACACTGAACGCTGCGGGCTTCCCCGAGTTCACCGAGGAGGGCGCAGTCACCACTGCCGGCATGGATGTCGAGATCGACTACTCCTACGCCAAGCACGTCACCATCCAGGCCCTGGTGAAGTCCGGCAAGCGCTACCGCATGGTCTTCGTCGGTCTGAACGAGGCCCGCTCTGGTAAGCCGGTGATTGTCGAGGTGTTCCGCGTGAACCACTCGCCGGCCAGCCTGGGCTTCATCGGCGACGAGTTCCAGGGCATGGAGTTCACCGCTAAGTGCGAGAAGGACCCAACCAAGACTGGTACCGGTGTCTCTCAGTATCTGGTGATTAAGGACGTCGACTGATCATCTCGGGCCGGCTACATTCCCTCCCATTTCACGATGGGAGGGAAACCCTATGCGCCTCTTTGTCCTTGCTGCATTAGCTCTGCTCGTAAGTTTCAATGTTCCGGCGGCAACAGTCGTGAAGTGCATGGACTCGAGCGGCAAAGTGACATTTGTGCAGAACCAGTGCCCGGAAGGCTTGGTTGGCGAACTTCGTGATGTGAAGGCGAGCCAACGGCCCAGTGGAGACGGCCCAGCGGTCAGGATGGCGGACCCATCGAAAACATACGTTACTGCCAAGCCAAAACCTGTCAGAAAAGTAAGGACTGTGCAGCCCCAGCAAGTGGAGGCTGATGCGGCGCCCGTTGCCGCAGCACCGACGAGAGTCATTGTGCAGCAGCCATGTAAGCGTTATGTCGAGCAGCGAATTCGGTACACCCGGAAGGCAACGAATGGCGGGACGACTGGCGGGGTCAGAGTCGTGAAAGTCCCTGTCCCCTGCTGACCAAAATGAGACGATCCAGGCCCGCTTCGGCGGGCTTTTTCATGGGAGAAGGGAAATTGGCAGAGATCACCAACAGTCGCGAGATCAGGGTTGGCGAGCGCCGTGTGACGGTGCGTGAGCTGACGGTGGCGGAGGTGAGACAGTGGCTGGGGGACGCGTCATCCAGGCAGCAGATCGACACCGTGGACGCCATGCTCTTCGAGGACATCTCGCTGCCTGACCTGGCACGTATGACCAGCCTGGATGTGGATTCCATGGGTGACTGGCAGCCGAGCCAACTGCGCGAGGTCATCGCCGCGGCGAAGGACATGAACAAGGATTTTTTCGCCCTACGGGAGAGGATCGTCAGCGCGTTTCTCCCGACCCAGCCAGAGAACTGAAAGCGCTGGATGATTCGGTGACGGCCCTGATCGGGCTCGGTCACCACGCTGCCTGGGGTTACCCCTGGTCCCTCTACCTCAACACGTTAGCGGCGCTAACGCGGCGGAAAAAGTAACGCCGCGACCGACAGTCCAACCAACGCCACCCCAACCAGCACGAACAGCGCGATCACCACCGGCATGAATGCCTTGGGGGCGACGCACAGCGCTGCGATGGCGGCTATCCAGAAGAAGGTCTTTGCACTCATGACTGATGTCACGCTCACGCTTGGGGTGGATGACGGTGGCAGTATTCGCCAGCTGGACAAGTTCAGCAAGGCCGCCGCCGCAGCCATCAAGACGTTGCAGCAGCCGGTTGGGCGTGTCACGGCATTCCAGGAGTTGCAGACCAGCGTCGAGCGCACTGGGGCGGCGCTTCGGGATGCTAAGGATCGCCTTCGCACTATGCAGCAGGAGTTAGTGCGCCTGGATTCTGCCAACTCTAAAACCGCCGCCAGCTATCGCCAGATTGCCGACAGCGTCAGGACTATGGAGTCCAACGCGAAACGGCTGGACGCCCTGCAGTTTGGCCAACGCAATCTGGCCGTTGCCCGTGATCGTGTCCGTGAGCTGGGCAACGAACTGGCCCGAAGCGCTGAGCCTTCTAAACAGTTGCAGGGCCAATACAGCAAGGCCCTGGCGGAGTACCAGAAGCTGCGCAGCGCAGTGCGGCAAGGCGAGATCCAGCTCACCGGCGTCCAGGTAGACCCTCGCGCCTTGGCAGATGCCAAGCGGCAGATGGCTGAGCTGGGCGCTGAACTGCAGCGTGGCACCGCTACGTCGCGTCAACTTCAGGTCGAGTACAAGGCAGTGACTGGCGAGATGAACCGCCTTGCTGTCGCCGCTTCGTCCGATGGCGCCCAGTTGGAGCGTATGCGCACACAGCTGCGCGCCGCCGGCGTCGACACTCGCAATCTCGCCAGTGAGCAGTCTCGCTTGCGCGCAGAACTGGCACAGAAGGTGCCCAATATTGCCCTGCAGGATGCCGTTGCCCGGGCTCGCGACTCCTTCGGGGTTCGGCCATTCGCCGACGTTAACGAAGAGGTCGTCAAGCTTCAGCGCAATTTCGCCCTGTTGAAGTCCAGTGGTCGCCTGACTCAGACCGAACTGATCCAGGCCCAGGTGCGAATGCTCGAACAGACCCGCGCCCTGGAAGAACAGACGAATGGCTGGCGCACCAGCTTGGCTAATGTGAAAAACGAGATCATCGCTGGTGCGGCGGCCTTCAGTGGTGTTGCCCTGCTAGGCCAGCGCGCTTTCACCGAGTTTGCAAGCTTTAGCCAGCAGATGGCTGGCATCGCGTCAATCACGGACTTGACAGGCGAGCAGCTGGAGAGCTTGTCAGCTTCCGTTCGCCAGTTGAGTGTCGATCTCGGAAAGGGCGCCACCGGCAGTGCCGCAGCTCTTCGCGAAATTCTCGGCAGCGGTATTGATACCGGTCGAAGCCTTGATGTGCTAGCTCAAGCCTCTAGGGCGGCAGTGGCTGGCATGTCGGAGACGAAGACTGCTGCATCGGTCGGCGTGACCATCGTCAACGCCTACGGTGAGAGTGTCGACAACCTGGGTCAGCGCTACGACCAGCTGTTTTTGACCATCCGTGATGGCGTGGTGGAGTTCGACGAGCTTGCTGCTGGATTGGGCCAGGTACTGCCGACGGCTGCCGCCGCCGGTGTCGGCTTCGACGAACTCGGAGCAGCGCTGGCTCGCATGACCGTTCAGGGCATCAAGGCTCCTATCGCGATCACCTCGCTTCGCAGCGCAATCACTCAGCTCGCTTCTCCAGCTCCCGAGGCGGCCAAGGCCATGAAGGAGTTGGGCATTAGTTGGAATGGACTCCAGGGCACGCTGCAGCAGATCGCCAGCAAGAAGCTTGGTATCGAAGCAATGCGGCAGATCATCCCGGATGTCGAGGGGCGTACTGCTGTCTTGGCGCTCACCAATCAGATCGCCGCCTTCAACGAGCAAGTCGAGCGAATGGACGAGGCCGCCGGTGCTACGCAGCGGGCCTACGACATCATGAAGGACACGCCTGAGCAGCAGGTCGCGCGCTTCAAGTCGGCCGTAGGGGAGCTGCAGCTTGCGTTTGGCCAAGCGCTGGCCGCTGGCCTTCCTCTCGTCGAACTGCTGACGGACATGCTCAATGCGTTCAACGAACTCCCAGAACCGGTCCGGCTAACCTTGATCGGCATTGTTGCCCTTGGCACTGCTGGAAAGGCTCTTTCGATTGTCCTGGCAGCAATTCGCGGGCCTTTCTCCTTGTTCCTTTCCCATCTTGCTGCAACCCCAGCGGCTGCAACTGCTGCTGGTGCTTCGCTTGACACGCTCAGTGGTCAGGTCGGGCGCCTTGGTGGGCGCCTCAAGGGACTTCGCTTCTCCACGCTTGCGAAAGGCGGGTCTTGGTTGGCGATTGGAGCCATCGCGGCAGAGTTCTACATGCTGCACCGGGAGATGCAGAACCTGGCCCAAGATCAGCAGGCAATTGAGGCTGATCTCTCGAAGAAGACGGCAGAGACGGCGAAATATGCTGACACGCTGATCAAGTCGGCTGGCGCGGTACGTGGCCTGACCGACGATGAGCGTAAGGAGTACGCGAAACAGCTCCGGCTAGCTGAAGAGCACTGGCGACTCCGAGCGGAACAAATCAGCCGGGCAGATATGGAGCGCGATGGGCCGACTGCTCCTGTCAGCAAAGAGGCGCTCCTGGCTGCCGGGCAGGCTCGCGCTTATCGCGAGGCCTATCAGGCAATCGACAAGATCCAGGACGATCGCCTGAAATCCGAACAGGCTTTCCAAACCCGTCAGGACACCATTCGCAACTCCGAGGTCGACAAGGTCAAATCCCAACTGGCCGAGGTGCTGAAGGAGCACGAGAACGCCAACAAGCGGCTGGAGCAGGTGCGGAAGCGTCGGGAGGACATCCAGAAGCGCTTCGCGGCGCTGGCCGATAGTTTCGCTGCCGGTGGCCAGTCCGGGGCGCCAACGTTTGGTGACCTTACCCAGGCCAAGGTTAACGCTCGAAATGCGGCCAAAGTCGGCGATACCGATACAGCGCTCAAAGAGGCCGAACGTGCAGCGGTAATCCTCGAGCAGCTTCGTGATGCCGGCGCCAATACCTATGGCTTCGAGGGCATTGCCCGCGAGCTGGGGCAGATCGCAGATGCGGCAGCCAAGATCGATCAGGAAAACGCCGAGGCGTCGGTCAAGGCGCAGGAGCAGCGCGTTGAAGCGCTCCTTCAGAAGGCCGAAGCCCTGAAGCGAATCAGCGTCGGCTTCGTCTCCGATACCGAGTCCGAGGATCAGACGCGCCAGCGCATGCTTGAACTCGCCGAGGAGTGGCGCAAGTACATGCAGGTCCAGGTCACCCTGGTTCCGCCGGATACCTCCAACCTGAAGCGTGCGGAAGAGATGGTCGACGGTGCTGGTGTTGCTGCTGCACCGGGCTTTGCCACTGGTGGCGTTCTGCGTGGCCCGGGCACCGGAACAAGTGACAGCATTCTGGCGCGGCTGAGCAATGGCGAGGGCATCCTCACAGCTCGGGCCGTTCAGCATTACGGCGCCGGCCTGGTCCACCAGATCAATCGCTTGCAGCTGTCTGGGTTTGCCGACGGCGGGGTGATGGGGGAGCGGTTTGTGCCGACCGTACCGTCCATGGCCATCGCCCTTCAGCAGCAGTCTCAGGCGGGCGGTGAGCCGCCTCATGGGGGTACTTTCACCTTCAACATTGCGGGTGAAACCGTCCAGGTTCAGGCCTCACCTTCAGATGCGGCAGTTCTTCGCCGCTTGGCGCGAATGCATGGCCGGAACTGACCAAGGGAGAATCAATGAGCAGGATTATGTTGGGGGGAATCCCCATCCGTATCGACTCGGGGGCGCCAACGGTGGAGTACTCGCCCACTGGCGGGGTGTCCACGGCTCGGCGCTCAGGGGGCGCCCTGGTAAAAATGCGTCACTGGCGAAAGACAGCCATCACGATCCGGGGAACCGGTTGGATGGGGCCTGGATTCGCCGGCCTGGACTTCGACCAGCCGTTGGAACTGCGTTGTACCAAGCAGCAGTCGCTGACCACCACGGCGCTCACCGGCACCTTGCCGGGCACGCCCCGACCGGATGATTCGCCCTGGGCGCTGGCCTACGTGGGCGGTGACTGGCAACGCACTCCGGTGGAGGTCGAGCCTGATCGAACCTTCACCATCACTGCCGTCCCCGGCGCCCTGCAGTATCAGGTCTGCTGGCGCCCGGTGTTCACCGTGTTCTGTGAACCGCCACCGGAGTCCATGGACCCGGCCTCCAACACCCATGACTGGACCATCACCGCCGAGGAAGTCTGATGCTGCTGAATGGCTCGGAGCTGAACGCCGTCGAGTTGAACGGCGAGTCGGCGGGCGGGAGTGTGCCCGGTCCGGTCACCGTCACCCCTGTGGTGTCGGTGATCTGGGATGTTCGCCTGCTGCTCAATGGGGTGGATGCCAGTGACCTGCTCACCGGTGCCGTGCGTATCGAGCGGGAGGAGGGCGCCCGCGCCCTGGCGGACTTCAACCTGCTGCTGGATGCTGGCGCGGTGAATCCGGCCAGCTACGTCGGGCAGAGCGTGGAGCTCTACTACCGCGACCTGCGCGAGGGCGACTGGACCGAAACCCTGCGCTTCAAGGGCCAGGTGATCCGTCCGCAGTTCAACCTGCAGACCCGGGTGCTGGCCTGCGAGTGCAGCGACCGCCTGCAGGAAGAGGTAGAGGCCATGGACGTGGCCGCCATCGATGCCCTGGTGGGTGGCCTGTGGTCGGCCGACGTGTTCGAACCGGTCGAAGGTCGGTCGCGCTGGGATTATGCCCTGGAGCGCATGAGTACCCAGGCCGCCAGCCTGCAGCGGAGCGTAGAAGGTGCCTTGCAGGTTACGCCCTGGGCGGCCGGTGCAGCGGCTTTTGTCATCCCGGCCGGCGCCGTGCTGGATGGCACGCTGGACTGGGTGCCGGTGGAACTCAATGACCGCATCAACGTGGTGGAGGTGGCGGCTGACTACCGCTTCATCCGCTTGCGCGAGCGGCACCAGGACTTCATCTGGGAGCATCCGGCGGTTGAGGGGGTGTCCATCATCGATGGCTTCTGCCTGACCTGGGGCCGAGAGGACAACACCGAAGTGCCGGACATCGGCATGGTGGAGGACGCCAGCAGTGGCGCGGGCTATCAGGCCATCCTCAGCACCGCGAACTGGGGTCTGGTGCCCGCAACGGGGGATGGGGTTCTGTGCGATCCGCCGTTCGGCTGGACCAACCCCTATCCGGACCTGCTGCTCAGCGCGACGTGGACCAGCGCCATGCGCTGGAGTCAGCGGGTAACCGAGCAGTACACCCTGCGGGTGGAGGCCACTGCCAGCGTGGCCCAGGCTGGCGAAGTGATCAGCCGCGAGCGGGTTGCGCTGGAGACTGAGAGCGACCGCGAGGCGGAGTTCGAAGGTGCCGAGTTCACCGAGCACGAACCGGACGCCACCGAGGACGCCCTGGGCGACTGGGTGGTAGACCTGCGAGAGGAAGGGCGACGGACCGAGGCGCTGACCTGCGGCCTGGCCATGGCGGCCACGACCATCCTCGGCGCCCACCGTGGCAACCGCTTCGCGTTCCAGTTACCGACCTCCGACACCCTGGGCTTTCGCCTGGAGCACACCCTGCATGTGCAGGATGAGATTCTTGGCCAGCCGGTGCAGTGCCGGGCGAAGGTGTTCAACCTGGTGGACGAATGGGACCTCGACAGCGGTTCAGCGCTGACCAGCATCCAGTTGGCCGTGAGCCAGGGCGGCGGCGATGTCACCGATCCGCTGACGCCGCCGGCCAGTCCGCCCAGTACGCCACCCGGCACGCCGCCGTCACTGATCATCCTGCCGACCCAGCTGGGCTCGCGGAACATCAGCCCGATCTATGACGAGGCGCTGGACGGCTTCGCCGGCAACTACACGGTCAACGACCTGGACATCAACCCCTCGCTCGAGGAGTTCCCGCGCCGCTTCGACCTGACGGCGCCGGAGATTCCGGAAGAGCACCGCGACGAGTACACGGTCAGCCAGGCTCAGACCTATCAGCTGGCCATCCCGGACGACCTGCTGGAGCTGTAACCCATGACCCTGGCCCAAGAACGTGCAGCCACCCGCGCGGGGATCACGGCTGCCCGCACGTCCACCCTGCGCCGTGATCTCAACTCGCTGGAGACTCAGCGTCGGCAAATCCGCGAACTGGTCACGCTGGAGCGTCGTGGGCTGCGGCCGGCGACCAAGGGGCGCGGCACCTGGGACCCGAACAAGCCGACCATTGGGGGAGGGGGCGGCGGCATTGCCAGCCCGCTCACCGAGACGGTTTACGCCGCGCGGACCTTCTGGCCGGAAGCGATCCTGCAGAGCACGGACGGCCTGCTGAGCTTCAAGGTGAAGCCGATCAAGGAGATCACCCAGACCGATGACAACGATCTGGAAGTGAAGCAGGTGTTCGCGAATCCGGCGGTGGCGCCATGATCGAAACCCAGTTCCACGTCCTCGATGAGGTGGTGCGCTTCGGGCATACCCTCCATGGGTTGCTGATCAACACCAGCTTCCCGCCGACCCTGCGCGCCCACGGCAGTGATTTTCCGTTGGGACCGCCGCTGTTCCCGGCCACCCTCGGGGACCGCATGCGACTGGTGCTGGGCGTCACCGACTTTGGCCTGCCGCCCGAGGATGTCTACGACACGCACCTGCTGAAGGTGCCCGGTGTCGCGCCGCTGGCTTTGCCGCCGGAGGAGGTCGCCGCCGAGGCCGCCAAGGGGCGCACTTGGCAGCACTATGCGCTGCTGTCCGGGCGTGGGCCGTCGCTGTTCGGCCATCAGCTGGGCGGTTGGGTGTGCATCGATCCGTCCGGCCAGCGCTGGCTGGTCCGTGGCGTGGGCCTGCCGAACATCCGCTACGGCAATGCCCGCATCGACCAGCCGCTGACCCTGCAGTTCGAGGTGCGCCCGTTCGGCTATCTGGACCAGGCCCCGGTGGCACCCGTCACCCGGCAAGCCACCTTGGCCGACATCGCCCAGAACGAGCCGGACCTGCTGGTCGGTGGAGAGCCCTACGTGCGCATGCGGCTGTCCAGCATCGCCAGCCACGGCCGCCAGGTGGTGATTGGCCTGTACCCGCGCGGCGACCTGGTCACCCAGGACGATCTGCCATGCGGCTGGCTGCTGCTGACCCTGACGGGAAACGGACCGACGTTCGACTTCGAACTGACGGTGCTGCACAGCCGCGTGGCGGCATTGGGTGCGCGCTCCACCAGCGAGAGCAACGGCCAGGCCATGCACATGTTCCAGGTCGATCTGGAGACCGACGTCAGCGGCCCGGCCCCGAACGGCGACTACACGCTGACCGGCGATGCCACCGGCCTGACCCCTGTGCCGACTGAGGGCGGCGGCTACCTGCTCGGCACCCGCAGCTTCACCTACACCGTGGAGGACCGGGTGTGCTGTGTCGTGTTCGATGATGGCGACAGCCTGGTGCCGATCACGGCCGATATCACCTGGACGCGCACGCAGACCCGCACGGTGGGATCGTCGAGCGCTTCCGGGACCGTGACCAGCGCGGGCACGACGGCAGGCATGAGCCCGCCCAGCGGGACGCTTAGCCTGGCAGCGAACTTCGGCGGTAGCGACGTGACCACCACCGAGGTGGTGCTGCAGCGGAGCGGGGTGCCGGTGGACGCGGCCAGCTGGACCGTGACCCTCGACCTCGCTGCAGCAGGCGAGGCTACCGCAACCTATGCGCCAGGCTGGAACGCCACCCTGGAGCCGCCGGAGTTTCAGCTCGGTGTGTTCGACGTGGGGCCCTTGCCGAGTACCTGGCCTATACGGTTTCACTTTGAAGTGGGCGGGCAGGTCCTGCTGGATCTGCAGCCCGTGACGCGGCGGCCGAACATCGCACCCTGGACACCACCGATCTGGCAGAACCGGGTCGACATCTGGGAAGAGTTCAGCGCCGACGCGGGCGACTACGACACGGTGCGCTATCGGATGCGGCGCCTGAGCAACCAGGTGCTGGCCTGCGCGGCGGCGGTATTCCGGGCAGCCGCCCACGAGACCCCGGCGCCGCCCGTCAAGGACCGGACCCATCGGGCGTTTGCCAGCCAGGCGCTGTGGGACAACCCCAACCCTGGCAATGACCCGTTCGGCAACGTAGCGGCCAGCTACCACCCCTTTACTCATGAGCTGTTCGTGCATGCGGCGGTTGACGCCAGCATCGCGCAGCCTTTCGTCTGGATATGAGGTAACCCATGGCACAACGCTGGATCGACAACTGGCGCACCACCACGATTGCGGCCATCTCTTCGACCGATGAGGTCACGCTGGATCAACTGGTCGCTGAAGACCCTCTGTTCCTGCTGGAGGACGCGCTGAGCCACAGTGCGGAGCACTGGTGCGAGCTGACCCTGGATGATGGCGAGGGAGGCATCGAGGTGCTGAAGGTGGATGGCAGCCGTGCCGTTGTGCGGGCCTGGACCACCGAGGACGCCCTGGACTGGCCGGAAGGCAGCCTGATCAGCGCACGCCTCACCGCCCGGGCGCTACGTAAACTGCAGGAGCTGGCGGAGTTCGGTGGTCTGACCCGCGCCAATCTGATCGAGAAGCTGGAGGGCGGCCACGCCGGCATGGGGCCTGCGCTGTTCTGGGCCGACGCCGACCTCGGGGCTTACGCCCGCTTTGAATTCGGCCGCAGCTTCAGCGGTGCGACGAACGACACCCACTTCGATGCGTCTGAGGACCCCGGCTACTGGGACACCTATGAGGGCTACGCCCGGCTCTTCGGCAACGGCCTCGGTACCGAAATGACGCGCTTCGGCGGGGTTGGCGGGATCAACACGGGGAGCACCGCGACCGGGTCCTGCCTGTTGGAGGTGGGGCCTCCAGCAACGGGTATTTACGCCGCCCAGCCGAGCTTCTCCCTCTCGGCCGACCCGGTGAGTGAGATCGATGTGCGCCTGGGCGTGCGAACACCCTGGGATGCGACCAGTGCCGAGGACTACAACCTGGAGTGGTCCCTCAGCGTGCCAGGCCTGGGCCTGATCTGGTTCCGCCAGTCGCGTTCGGTGAACTCCGGCAACCTGACCATCACCTACAAGAACGCCAGCAACGTCGACACCACCATCAACACCAGCACCAAGCAGGGCAGCTCGGATCGGGCCTACTGCGTCAACGTGGTGCCGGCCGGTGGCGACTACACGGTGGAGATCGCCTACCGCCCGAACATCGCCTCCGACACCGGCAAGGTGGTGCTGGCCACGCTCAACGCCTCGGCCATGGCCGGCGCCGCCGTTCAGTTCGGCTACACCGCCAAGATCACCAAAGTGGCCGGCACCACCAGCCGCGGCCTGCAGGTCAAGCGCTTCGCCGCGAAGCTGACCCTGCAGTAACCCCAACTTGATTCAAGGAGCAGCCAGCCATGCAGCCGGCCTGTGTAACCCTGCGCCTGATTCAGGGCGCGACCTTCCGCGACACCTTGCGGCTGAGCCAGCCGACCCTGGTCTACAAGGCCATCCAAGCCATTTCCGCCGTGGCGCCTGTTCGTTTGGCGGTGCCTGAGCACGGCCTGGCGGGTGACTGGCCGGTGTGGGTGCGCAGCGTGCAGCAGTGGCCAGAGGTCAACCGCGAGCCGCACAAAGGCCGGCCCTGGCAGGCCACCCGCGTGGACGCCGACACCCTGGAGATCAACGCGTTGTCGGCGGTGGGCCAGAAGCCCCTGGGCGGCCAGTTGGTCTATCAGCCGCCGGTGGACCTCACCGGCTGCAGCGCCCGCATGCAGATCCGCGACAAGCCGGGCGGCGTCGTGCTGCTGGCGCTGACGGTCGGCGCCGGCCTGGAGCTAGAACCGGCCGGCACCCTGCGGCGCGAGATCACCGCCGAGGAGACCGCTCAGCTCAGCACGGCAGCAGCGTTTCATGAAGTGGAGCTGACCTTCGCCGACGGTGCCGTGCTGCGCTGGGCGGAGGGGCCGGTCGAGCTATCGCCGTAGGTGAGCCCATGACCCAGACAACCCAACACGTCGAGGCCTGGACCCTGGTGGTCGAGGCCACCACCACCCCGATGCTGATCGAGGGCGGCGAAGAGTACGTCGTCACCCTGCAGCAGCCCGAAACCATCCTCGTCGCCGCTGGCGAGCAGGGCCCGCCAGGACCTCCCGGCGTCGGTGCCGGCGAGTGGCAGGCCAACGACTGGTAATCCATCCCCTGAACAGGTGCCCCCATGGCTCAGATCGCTTTCTACAAAGTCGCCACGCTGCCCGGCAGCCTGGTGGCCAACGCTTTCTACTACGTCGAGAACGGCAACTATGCCGAGTCCTACCTGACCAACAGCGCCGGAGAGGCCAAGTCCATCGGCAACAGCGCGATGATCAATGCGCTGATCACCGAGGCGCTCAGCAGCCTGCCCAGCAGCGGGGCGCCGGTGCTGTTCGTGGCCGATATCGCTGCCCGCGATGCCCTGGAGCCGAGCCTGGAGGGCGCGGTGTTCGTCCTGGTGCAGGATGCGACGGGCGATCCCACCGTCGATGCGGGCGCGGCGCTCTACGCCTGGAACCCGGCCACCACCAGCTGGCTGAAGGTGGCCGAGTACGAGTCCATGGACGTGACCCTGACCTGGGACGCGATCCAGGGGCGGCCGACGTCCACGCCCGCGCAGATCGACAGCGCGGTGGGCCAGGCCCACAGCCACGCGAACAAGACGACCCTGGACAAGTTCAGTGAATCGGCGGGCGCCTTGCGCTACAACGGCGCCGCCATCCCCGCCGAATGGAACACCACCAACTGGTGAGTAAATGGCCGACCTAAAACTGCACAAGGTGGTTTCCAGCCTGCCTGGCGTGCTGGAGGCTGACTCGATCTACCTGGTGCGTGTGGCGAGCGGATACGACCTCTACGCCACCAACCACTCCGGCACCATCGTCAGCTACCCGCTGAACCTGCCAACCAAGGCCAGCCTTGGCCTGGACCAGGTGAACAACACGTCTGATGCCAACAAGCCGGTGAGTACCGCGCAACAGGCGGCGCTGGACGGCAAGCAGGCGCAGCATGCCAACCTGACGGCTATCTCGGCCCAGACCGGGGCCCTCGGCAAAGTGTTCTATTTCACCGCTACGGGTGCGGGAGCGCTGGCTGACAGCTCGGTGTTTGGTCGCTCGTTCTGGAATGCCGCCGACAACGCTGCCGGCCGCGCACTGCTGGCGCTGGGCAACTCAGCCACCCGCGACGCCAACACCACGCCGACCGCCAATACGTTGCCACTGCGCGACGCCAGCAACTACCTGACCCTTGGTCGGGTGGTATCTGACTGGGTGCTCAACGCTACCCAGCCCAGCGGTAATGGCGGCGGCCGCGTCTTCTTTGAAGTAGGGGGATTGGCCACCATCTCGCCCACGCTGCGACGGGTGGCCATGGATACGTCAGCCAACCAGTTCCGTATCTATGAGGCCGGCGACAGCGCGCGTGGCTGCTACATCGACCTGACCACCTGCGCCGCTGGAGCTAACTCGTCTATCTGGCACTCGGGCAACTTCAATCCAGCGACGAAGCAGGACGCGCTGGGCTACACCCCCGTGAACAAAGCCGGCGACACCTTGACTGGCGTTGTAGCTGGTCCGTCGACCGATATCATCGGTAGCAACGTCGGTGCGAGGGCTCTCTTGCAAGCCCTAGGTGGGGTCGGCAACGGTGCCTTCATAGCGCTTCACCGCAACGGCATCTATGCCTGCTACTTCGGTCTGGATACCGACAACAAGCTCAAGGTCGGCGGCTGGTCCATGGGCAACAACGCCTATGAAATCTGGCACGCGCAGAACACCCCGAAGCAGTCCTCGACAGTGGACCTGACGACCGGGGCGATGCTGGCCAACGGCTCGTGGGGCGTGGGCGGGAACACGGTAGGCGGGTACGCTGATGCCAACGCCATCCCGGCAGGCAGCGGGTTCTTTAACGTCAATACCAGTCCGTACAGCAACCTGCCATCGGCCACTAGCCACCATGTGATCCACCTCCAGTCGGCGACGGTGGCCACGGAACTAGGCATCACCACCAACAACGCTTCGTCCTCGCGGATTTCTCTGCGCAGCTTCGCCTCGGCGGCGTGGGGCGCCTGGCGGGAACTGGCCCAGCTTGCGCTGCCGAATACGTGGACAGCCAAGCAGACCTTCAATGACTTCACCCAGCTCGGCGATACCGCACCCGCGATCAAGCAGAAGAAGCTGACCGGCACCACTGCAGCTACTGAAGGTGGGTCGGTTTCTGTCAATCACGGTGTCACCTCCTCAAAGGTGACCCGGGTCAGTGTCCTAGTGTTCCATTCCGGCACCAACGCCATCCTGCCGGGCTGGGTGGCCTCGGCTGGCTATCAGTACGACGTGCAACTGACCTCGACGGGAGTTCAGGTCGTTCTTCATGCCACCAACAGCGAGAACATCCTGTCCAAGTCATTCACGGTCGTTATCGACTACGAGGAATAACCATGCCCGACTACAACGAACAAACAGGCCAGTTCAGCAGTTGGGTGCGCTGCAAGTACATCGGTATCGACAACCCGCGCCCCGCGCTTGGCACGCCCTCGGTGACTTTCGCCGAAGAGAAGGTGATCGTCGCGGAGGGCGAGGAGATTCATCGCCCGCTGGGCAACCTGGTGGAGCCGTTCACTGCGGAAAACGCCGCCGAAGTCTTTGACCTGCTCCACCCCGAAACCGGAGAAGTCCTGGGCAGCATGACCTACCAGCAGTTGTATGTGGCGCTGTCCAGCGCCTACCTGCACGTCGCCACCAAGCGCGATTTGGTTCAGGCCGACCCACCGCCAGAACCCCCGGCCGAATGACCATCACACCCCATCAACCCCGCTTCGGCGGGGTTTTCATTTCTGGAGGACGCATGGAGATCACCAAGGAGCAGCTGCTCCAGATCCTGCCGAACGCCGGCAGTCAGCGGGCGGCGCAGTTCACGCCCGCGATCAATGGCGCGGTGCGGCGCTGGGCGATCAACACCCCCAAGCGCCTGGCGGCATTTCTCGCCCAGGTCGGCCATGAGTCCGGTCACCTGCGCTATGTGCGGGAGCTGGGTGGCGCTGCCTACCTGGCGAAGTACGACACCGGCCGGTTGGCCGAGCGGTTGGGCAACACCCCGGAGGCGGATGGTGATGGCCAACTCTACCGGGGGCGGGGCCTGATCCAGATCACCGGCCGGTACAACTACCAGATGGCCAGCATCGCCCTTTTTGGCGATGCCCGTCTGCTGAAGGAGCCCTGGCTGCTGGAGGAACCGGATTGGGCGGTGCAGTCCGCTGGCTGGTTCTGGTTCAGCAAGGAGCTGAACACCCTGGCCGATGCCGGCGAGTTCGTGCGTATCACCCGGATCATCAACGGCGGCACCAATGGTCTGGTCGAACGTCGTGAACTCTGGGCGCGAGCACGCAAGGTGCTGGGTGTGGAGGTGGCGGCATGATGCCTTTGGCGCGTGTGTTCGCCATTGTCTTGGGGCTGCTGGCTCTGGTCGGCCTGGGGGCGGGCTTGGTGTGGTGGGGCCTCGGCCCCCGCATCGAGCTGCAGGCCCAGCGGGCCGATCAGGCAGAGGGCGCATTGGCCAGCGAGAAGGAGCTGACTGCCCTGCAGGCGCGCGTGTTGGAGCGACAGCAAGAGCAGATCGGCGCCATCACCGACCTGGAGCGCCGCATGCGGCTGCTGGGTCAGTCTGTAGACCGCAATGCCACGGCGCAGGCCGCCGCCATCGAGGAACTGAAAGCCCATGACCAGAGCGTCAACGACTATCTGCGCGCTGCTGTGCCTGCTGCCCTTGGCCGCCTGTACAAGCGCCCCGAAACCGCCGACCCCGCTGCCTACCGCAGCCCGGCAGTTCTGCCCGCTGGTGCCCTGTCGCCTGCCGGGGCGTCCAGCGCTGGCCAGCAACGAGGATTGGCGTCGGGCGGTGGATGAGCTGGAGAGCGAGCTTCAGCGCTGCGCCGGCCAGGTGCTGGACTGCATCGGGCGACAGGAAGCGCAGATGCCCTAGGGGATAACCTCTACGGGTGCGAGCAGCTCTGGATAGTCGTTCCGGGTGTTGCCGACGTCAGTGGAAACTGGGTGGGCCGAGAAGTCCTCTCGGCTGAGCGCTATTGCGCCATGCACCTGCTCGACGCTTGTGGTGGGCGACAACCAGAGATCGAACTGCTCTGGTGCCAGAATCACGGGCATCCGATGGTGGATGGTAGCGACCGGGCCGGCGGCCTCCTTCGTAAGCAGCGCGCAGGACACCACATCCTGATCTTCCGGCCCAGTCCAGGTGGACCAAATCCCGGCAATGGCCAGCATGCCGCCTTCCACTGCGTGGTGGTAGTAAGGCTGATTGACCTGCCGCCCAGATCGGCTGCGAACCTGCTGGCGCTCGTTCCATTCGTACCAGCCCAGGGCCGGCATCAGGCAGCGATGGGTGCGCAGGCTCTGGCGCCACATCGGTTTCGCGGCAGCTTCTTCGCTGCGGGCGTTGAAGGTCAGCCCTGGCGGTTTGGGTTGCTTCCACCAGAAGGGAATCAGGCCCCACCGGGCGCCTACCAGTTCCAGCTCGCCCTGTTCGTTCTGGCGCAGCATGGGCACTTGAGTGGTGGGGGCGGCATTGAAGCTCTGCACCCATCGGCCCGAATCGTGAGCGCCGATGTGCCAGAAGTCCTCGATGGCCCGATCTGAGGGAGTGACGTAGCGTCCGCACATAGTCGTTCCTCCTGGCTGTTGAGAGTAGGCGGATGCGCAGCGGCCCG